AATTCCATTAGCTCGGGATCCTGATTGCCAAACGGCGCCATCCTTGTAGTCTCCAGTGTAAGAAGAAGCACTAACTGTAATGTTTCTAACATCATCGAGGGAGAAAACCCAAGAAGGTTCTGTTGTTTCTCCATTCGCGTCGTGGCCATCAATATCATCGGCTTTTGTTCGTAAAAGCTCGTAAACACTTGCATCAAACCTAGCGTGCGTGGTGCTATATGTGGTGTCAACACCAAAGTAGGCATCTTTCGCGTCCGTGAGGTTGCCCTCGGAAGAACTCGCTCGAAGCCGCAAAAGAGGGAACTTGTATTGTGCTTTTACGGTCGTTCCTTCGCTTGAGGAAAAGAACGTACCATTTAAAGGTTGTGTAGTGATTGGGTTTGCGCTACCAGATCTGATAAACGAACCACTAGACGCGGCGGCGTTGGTGTCGTTGGGCTGATTATAAACCGACATTCGAGACCCAGATGCTGCAAATCCTTTGTAGCGCGGTGGTCCGAAAACTCCAAATGGGAGATATTCCGCCGTCGTTGCCGCGGCGTCGACCTGTTCGTTCATTTCAACATACACATAATCAGAAACATTAGCGTAATCGCCATAATAGCGATAGCGGCGGTCAGTATCGTTCCACTCCTCATATTTATTACCAATCTTTTTGGCAATATAGTTATCAGAAGCCGGATTTAAACTGCAATTGTTATATTGTTCTAATATGTCCGGGGCGGTATCGATATCTTTAATATTGCGAATCGCAACCGTAAAGCTTCCGTACGGATTGCTTGGATCCGGACTTACTTTGATGTCCTGAAGTGATATCTTGATTTTTCTTTGCGTCTCCTCGCCAAGTTCTCTTGCACAAAGGCGGAATAGTTTCTGTTGGGCTTCTGGGTTGTAAGAGCCGGTGGTACCGCCTATGTCCTGAGCAATAAACCAGCCCGTTTTAGCGAACTGGCCACTTGGGCTTTTCGAGGTGCTCATTGTGAAGTCGCCGCCTTTAATGGTGCCGTCGGGGCTTGCCAATGGTAGTATGATGCCATAAGTAGAGCCGGCTACGCTGCCGCTAATGCCGGAGGCGCCGCCTGGATCGTTGGCGACAAATGTATTAACATGGCCTTCAAAGCTCTCTCCAAGCCAATAATCAAGAGTACCAGTCGAGTTTAAGGTGCTATTAGTCAAAGTTGGGTTAGTGTTAAACACCTTTCTAATAAACCGTGGTGACTTAGAATCAAAATCAAATGAACTGTCAACAACCGTGTTACCATCGCTATCTTGTACAACGACTTTGAAAGCTGGGCCAGTATCGACAGCTCGCATCCACGTTGCACACGCTTTGTCGTAAGTGGAAGACCCCGTTAAGATTGTCTGTCCGGAGAGTGCAATGGCGCCCTTGTTAAGGTACCAAATTGCAGCGAGGGTGCCTTCAATAGGACTGTCCATGGACGCGGAAACCGGACCGATGGCCGTTGCAGCGTCTGCTTCGCAAACGAACAAGCCGAAAGCTCCGCCGTTGGTACTAGCGGTATCCGTATTTCCAGTATTATCTGTTGACCAGCCGGCATAACCGGTGGTGGCATCTTTGTTCGTTTGGCCCAGCAACCTAACCATCGTAACTGGGGAGTTGTTTCGAAGCCACGCTTGGGCTGCATATGCCGCATAAGTAGGAGCCGTGAAGTTTCCGTATCGCCAAACGTCGCCGCCTTGGCCGCCAGGAATCGGTTTTCCAAAGATGTCGAGAAACTCTTCAAAAGAATTAACTTGAATGGGCTTTAAAGCTGGGCCTCTCGCCGTTCTTCCGATAATCGCCGGGCCCATCGCGGTGGGCTGTTTTGGCAATTGTGAATTATCAATCTCGGTGATAAAAATCCCCGGGGATACAAACTTAAATTTTCTATAAGACATGGTCTAATTTCTCCTCTTGCGGACATGCTTTTTCTTTAATAAATAGTAGTAGATTTATGCAAAAACCTTTTTAAGTCTTTATTCTCTATAAAAATCACTACGGGGGTCAAACTCTTGCAAATCTCCTACAATAACTCGCTCGCGCGGAATCTTAACTTCGACTGCATTTTCTCTTCTAATGATACGAGGGCGCTCTTGGTTTTTGCCCTCTCCAATCAAATAGCCAAGCACATTAAATTTGATTTGTGTTTGGTATGTCCTCTCTTCATCCTTGTAGGATCCAATGTTGTTCTCTTGTGTTAGGTCGCCACTCATGAAAGCCTCGTAGGAGTGGCCAGCGCGCGTAATTAAAAACGAATTTATGTGGCCACCTAGCGTTGTAAACGGTTGTACCATTTCATTCATTTGCTGCTGAAAATTGCTCTTAAGAGTAACGGTGTAATCAATACTAACATATGTTGGTTGCGGTATGTATAAGGTTTCCACGACAACTTTCTTGTTCTCCTTTCTTGGATAGTACGATTGGCGCCCGGGCGTTCTTGTTGTGTTGTTAAGTTTTTTCCGATTGTCTGCGATGGAATAGTTGTTGGTTTTATCTTGTACAATTCTTCTCCCAACCATAATTCTTCCCCCGTGATATGGGCCTATCATAAAAGGCGGGGCGCCTGAATACTTACCTTTTTTAGATAAATTTTTATTAAGGGAGTTTCTCTCGACGCTTATAAGCGGATATATTAAAGTTCCATCTACATCATATAGCTCTTTTTTCTCTTTTGAGAAATATACGCGCTCGGGGGACGCCCAAATAATAGGCGTTTTTTTCCAACCTTTATTCGTCTCCGCGTGAATATTCATCTCTTCGTTCATAAAATCATAAAAAGCAAGATCTATTGTTTCTAAATTTGATGGCTCTACTGCGACTTCATCTAAAATATCATTTGCGCTGTCTATGCCTGTATAAGAATAATCAACTGGCATCGAAAGTGCCCTCCCTTGCTTTTACGCATTTTGCCTCAATCTCAAAGACGCGGTCCCAGCCGGCCCAGGCTTGGCCAAATATTTGTTTTGGATAATCTAGATTAAAAATTTCAAAATAATCCTGTCCATATAAAACATAGTCACCTTCTCTCACATATAAATCCTGGTCCTCGGTTAGGCGGCGCCGGTGGAATTTTACGGTGATTGATAGCCTTTTATCTATCCCTAGGTTCGATACAGTGGTGGCATAACCTTCCCAAGTTACAAGCGCGTGAACTCTTACCGGTGCTAAAAAATTCTTTTCAATGGCCTCGCCATATAAAGAGTGAAAATTAGTATTTTCTACGCTAATTGGATAATAAATAATTTCCTGCCCAATTACTCGCTCTATTAATTCATCATTTACCTGCTTTACAAGATCGCGCTCTTTTTTGCCCAAAAACAACGGAGGCGGCGGGGATGCAGGCTGGGACCATTTGTCTTTATCTAAAGGCATCTCATTTTACCCCACATACACCTTTAATGGGATATGTTTATCGAGTGTGTTGACTGCTTCCATCAATTTTGCATCGTCTTCCATTAATTTTGTGTACGTCAACTCATCTAAAATGGTCTTCAACTCTTCTCTTAAATCTTTTTGTTCCGTTTGGGCTTGGCTAATAAGATCTTTGCCGTCCAAAGTTACACTATCGCCAGGAATTGGTATGGTGGCGAACTTACTTCTAACGGTACCTAAAGTTTCTTTAGACACAGACAACGCAAAGCGCCTAATCCACTGTTTTCCAATTGCGTTAATATTTTCATACGGTAAATTTTCAAAAGGAAGCGTATTTAAGTTGTTAATACCGTTCGTTTGTGTGCCGCCGCCGCGGCCCTCGGTGTCGCCCTCGTCCCACGGATCTGGATCTACGAAAAATTCTAACCAATACGTCTTTGGGCTCGTTTCCACCGGGCTTGGGAATATTTTTAATCTATTATTTTTTATTTCATATGAATACTGTGAATTCCTTGTATATATTGCGTCCTCAAAAGCCATGGATTGTGCTTTGTTTTGCCATACCGGTATCACTTGAAAGGTAGAGTCATCTGTCCATTGACCGTAGCTCGATAAATCACCAACGGTGTTTAATCCACCGTAATATCCATAAAACCTCCACATAGCCTGTGGTGTTTTATAGTAAACTTTTGTTATGTTGATTCTTTTATCGCCAACTTTTCCATAAAAATCTAAAGATGCGGTGTTGGCCGCAGATGAAGAAATAATTTTCTGTAAATCGTAGCTTTGTATACCGGTCGACCCCGTAAAGGACGCAGAATATATCGTAACCTCTCCGCCAAAGCCGATTTCCGTCGAGGTGCCATATCCGACGCGGCGAGCGTATGCAAATTCAAAACGAGGATATTTAAGATTGATGTTCTTCCCATACAGAGAATCATCACTCTGTATTTGCCCATCCTGATCGAAAGTGCCCGTCGTTGCTCCCAGCAGGTCTGATAGTGTATTTTTCGCTTGGTGGATGTTGAGAATATAAGAATATTCTAAGACAGATTCTTCATACGCCGAAAAAACACTTCCGCTAGTCAACTCTATGTCTAATACATCGCCGCCAAGCTTTTTATACGTGTAAGCAACCTGTTCTGCGGCGCCTGAACAAAAGTATTGAGAAAATAGTGCCGACGTAGAGTCAGAATACATTTGAAATGGCAATGCCGTGTTGTCTATTACATCGCTAGGTACGCTGCTAGAATTGAGCGTAACGGCGCTCGTTTGGGATACGGGTCTTAAGGTAGGTTGTGCCATTCATTAGATCTCCTCCCTATAAATAGTTGGAGAAATTAGAAAAGCTAGACGTTTAAGGAGTATTACTTACCTTTCTTTCTTTTCCAGATAGATTTTGTCTTGGTCTTCTTTGTCTCTTGTACGGCTTCTTCTATAATTTCTGCCACTTCCTGTGCTGCTTTCTTAGCGGCGTTTACTTTTTTCGTTAGCCAAAGCTTTTTCCATGATTTGCCCATAATAAG